GGTTGCTTATCGGGTTCTGGTAACAATTCAGGAGCTTGCCACTGTTTAGGGCGCTCATCCTGTTGACGGTTATCTACTTCACGGGGAATTCTATTTTCAGACAATTTGGGACTCCAATTTAGTAAATTCCAGCGCATATTGCTCTGGAGAAAGTTTGAACTTCTTAGACAAAGCAAAATGTGTCTGCGTCAGTCTAATCTTTTTTGGGGATGTAGAACGAGTAGCAGGCGCTACTACCGTTGATGGTTTTTTAACAGAGTCTTTGGTCTCTGAGTTATTTTCGCCAGCGAATTTCTCTGGGAATCTTTTCTTGATTTCAGTATCTATAGCGTTCCAGTATTGATCAGAGCCAGTTGTGACTCCATCACGTTCTAGTCGTCTATGAATACCCATAGCAAGGAAACTCATATCGTCATCAACACCATACCAGCTGTTTTTGTCCAACCAAGACTGGGTTTTTGAATCCAATCGTTGCGGTTGTTGTGACTGTTCTGGTATTTTTACCTCATTTTCAGCTGTTTGTAAAGAACTTTCATCATATTGCGGTCTATAAGACTCAACTTGATGGATTTTAAACTTAGCTTCTGTGAGTTTTTCTTGTGCATCTACGACTTTATCAGAGTCACCAGAATCATATGCTTCTTTATAAGCGATTCTAGCTAGTTCTAATTGTCTTTCTGCACCTTCTTTAGCGTTAGAAACGTATACTTTTTCGCCTTCTGTTAGACGGCCTCTAAGTTTTTTAGTTTCTTCTACTAATGATTGTGCTACACGAATTGCTTCTTGTTGCTCACGTACTGCCTGTTCTTTTTCTCTACGCTCATCATTAATGAGTTTTTTCATTTGAAGTAAACGTTGTTTAGCTTCTTTTGAATACTGTTCAAGATCATCATTTTCAATGTCTTTTACAATTTCTTCTGGTAGTGGTTGAGCATTCTTTTGATCTTCTTCAGGACGATCATCCACTATTTCAATTTCAATTTTATCTTCTGCAGATGCTTCTACTTCTGGTGTTTCCATTTCATCTGGAAATTTAAAATCTTCTTCAGCCATGTTAATTCTCCTTAAATACGACTAATGCCACGGGGATCTTCTACAATACCCTCAACACTATCATCATTAATTATTCGGAATTCCCTATTATGAATCTTCAAGCGTGTGCCTGAATTAGGGCGGGCTAATATGAAGTCACCAACCTTACACCAAGGACCTGAAGGAAATCTTTTTTCATCCTTGTAGCAATCTGGACCCATTTTAACTACAAAAAATACTGTAGATAAAACTTCTTCATTTCGTAATGTTTGATCGGACTTAATTAATCCGCTTTCAAACTCTTTTTCTGCTTCTGGAATCGCACATAAAATACGATATCCTGATACTTCTGGGAGCTGCTTTGCTTTGTCCTCATCCGTTTGGGGAAGAGTTGTTGCTTGGGTTACATCATCGGTATTTGAGCCGATTAGTATTTCACTCATCTGAGTTCTCCATTTGTTTATTTAGGTCTTGAATGTATCTTCGTGTAGAAAGTAGACCTGATATCTTTCCGCATATATTTTGGTATTCAGAGTAGTCTTTGGCTACACCAGTACCTAAATGTTCTTCTAAATTTCTTACTTGTATATCTATTTCTCTTAAGATTACTTCGTATTCATTCATTTATTTTCCTTGTTTGAAGGTTGTTGTTTTTGTTTTTCTTGCATAGCCATTTGAGCTTTGGATCTACCAATATCTGAACCAAGTCTAAAGCCCTCCATCTTTTCTTTAGATGCAATGTTAGCTTTTTCAGCTTGAGCTTTAGCAGTTACTTGCATGCCAGCAATTTCTTTTTGCGCTGATATACGAGCTTTCTCTAATTCAAGTTGGTCAGCTTTTGCTGCTGCATCAATTTGCATTTTCTTCATTTTAATATCTACTTCTTGAGCTTTTAACTGAAGTTCTTTCATTTGCATTTGAATCACTGGATCTTGAGATGCTTGTTGAGCATTTTTAGCTGCAATCTCTGTTTGATTTTGATTGAGCAATTGTTGTGCTGCTGGAACGGCCATACGAGCAATTTGCATTTCTTGTTCTGGTGATAACTTAGTTGACTCATCATCAGCGTCAAGGTCATTGTATGGAATGTTAATGCCCATAGTGAGTTCCATTTGACGTTTATACTCCATACCTACGTGCTCTGTAATGTGTGCTTGTAATGCTTGAGCAATAAGTGGAGCTTGTGGGTTCTGGCCAATCGTTTCTCTGATCTTTGGATCATTAAGCATAGCCATATGGATCTGGATATGGGCTTGATGGTCCTGATACATGAAAGCTTTCATAGGTTTGTTCTTTAAAGCGTTCATATTTTCAGTGATTGGATCTAATGGCTTCTCATCTTCAGGTAAAGGTACCAATTTTTCAGCATTTCTAATGCCTAATACCTCTAACATCTGACGATGCAAGTATGGTAGGTTGTAAAGTTGAGGTGCTGTTTGTGAAAGTTGTAAAACTGCTTGGTATTGCACCACTTTTTGACTCATTGTGGCCGCATTTGGGTCAGAAACAGGGATAATATTGACCATTTCGTAGTCTTTTCTACGAGCTTTACGATCACCTGTCACTGGTTCATATGAATAATCAGCTGGAGCGTAGCTTGCAATGATCTTTTTGAGTAACTTGAACTCATTTTTCATTGAAAAGTGCATACGAGCTTGAATAGCTGACATGACTTTGAGTGTTCTCTCTAAAATAGCAAGCGTTGTGCCTACAGGAGAGTTAGCGCTCATGTCTGAAACTTTTAAATCACCTGCAGCTGCAAATCTTCTACCTTCTTCAATGATCTGATTAAGTAATTGAATAAGCGTTTGGCTTGGTTCTTTGTACGGCAACGGCATGATATTATCTTTCATCGTGCCAGAAGGTACATCTACATCTCTAAATTCGCCTGGAGCGATTGGTGTATCATCACCCTTGACTCTAAGGCCTCTTGTTTTGAATCCACCTGGAAGGTTAGCTAGTGATCCAGCGTCTACTAATTGACGTAATATGGATGTACCAGATTTAGCAAAACCTCCGATCAAGTGAATCAAACCAAAAGCATAAAAACCAAAACCTGGAATGTATGCATAATGGACAAAGTGTTGACGCTTTTGGAAAGTCTCATCATCAGGTTCCCAGTTACGTCTAATAGCAAGAACTTGCATACTTCCATATTCAATCGTTACAATGTAAGGAAGTTTTAAACCAGTCTTGTTACCTTTTTCATCTTCATGTTCAAATCCTGGAATATCTAAATCTACTTGCATTTCAATAAGTTTATATCTTGAATCAGTTGTTGCACGGAAGCCTAACTTCTCTGCAATCTTTTTCTCAACTTCATCTAAAGTGTTTTGTGGCGCACCTAATTCAATATCACGGTAGAAGCCATCAAGTTGCAATCTTAATAATTCATTTTCTGTTTTACGCATGACGTGAGATACACGCTCTGCAGTTTCAAGATTAGAAGCACCATAAGGAACAACTAAATCTTCTGAAGGTACATAGATAGATACTTGACGATCAAGACCTGGATCTACATAAACCTTTTTAAATCCGTTACCAGATAATGCAGTGCCCCATAACATACGTTCATGTTCAGAACGATACTCTGTCATGTGTTCTGTAAGTTCGTAATTCATGTCATCTACGACACGTGTCATTGCATCTTTTTTATCTTGTGTTTCTTTACCAATGATCTCACCCTTAACAGGACCAGATGCTGGGAAAGTATCCATGATTGTTTCTGATTGGAATTTAGTCACAGCTTCAGCTAGAATAGGATGATAGACTCCACACGCACCTTCCCATGGTTCTGATCTTTCTTCAATCTTAAGACCCAAAAGTTCCAAACCATCTACATAAGTTTGTATCCAGTCTTTTCTTGCTGCAATATCAGAATCAAAGTCACCAATTAAATCACCCGCTAAAAGAGTTAGTTCACCAGCAGTAAGCTCTTCAGCTAAGTTCTTATTAAACTCTTCTTCATCTTGAGCTTTTTCAATGTCAATTTCTACGCCATCCATATTAATATGTACAGATTCTGGATCCTCAATTTCAATTTCCATTGCAGGTGCTTGTTCAATACCTGCTAGGCCTTGTGGTAGTTCATATAGTGCTTTGTCAATTGCCATAATTTTTCCTTAGTAATATGCAACTTTACGTCTAAATTCTCTTGGTTCATCTGGTTCATCTGATGGAAGATTAACGAATCCTCCCTTTCTAAACCGAATAAGAGCTTGGGTTGAAGAGTCCACTAAGTCATCGTGGTCTGAATTTGGAAAGGCTGCCATCTCTTCTATGACTTCTTCTGCCCAACGTTTATTTGGTGCCCACACCTTGCCTGATGCGAATAAATCTGTTACAGAGTTTAATCTGCTTATTTTATCGTTTCCACGGGTCGGTGTAAACTCTTGAACGGGTATTCCCATCCTTCTTAATTCAAATATTAACGGGGCTCCAGAGGCCTTTGCTTCTACAATAAAGGCATCAGGTTGCCATTCCTGATAGTATTCAAGCGCTCTTGCCTTAAGTTCTGGAAATTCCATCCGCTCTTTAAGAGCATCAAGAAGAATAATATGAGGATCATTTTCATTTTCATCTTTATAAAATACTCCCCATGTTGTGCATGCAGAATAATCGGCACGTTCAGATTTAGTAAACGCAGTATCCCATGACTGAATAATGAATTGACACTGTGGTGGTATTTCTTTTTCCCATACTTGCCACCATTCACGCTTCACTAAAGCGCCCTCTTCAGAGGTTGGGTTTTGTTGGTACTGAGCTGACCACTTACTTAATGGTAGTTCAATACGTAATTTACTTAATTCATCGTAAGACCAGAACTCTGGCCATAAAGGTTTCTCAGAAGGAAGAATAGCTGGGAGTTCAATGATTTCCCATTCATCTCCATCACGATCAGTCATAGCTTGTAGGATCTTACCAGTCAAGTCTCTCTTAGACCAACGGGTCATAACTACTACAATAGAGCCTCCAGGTTGAAGACGTTGACGTGGACCTGAAGTATACCACTCATACACCTTATCAAAGACGGATGGGTCTCCAGCGGCTAACGCTGCTTCTTGCTCCGAATGCGGGTCATCAATGATGAGCAAATCTGCTCCTTTACCAGTGACAGTACCACCAACACCGATAGCAAAATACTCACCATTAGCATTAGTACTCCAGCGGCCAGCAGCTTTAGAGTCAGAACGAAGGGCGACATTTGGAAATATTTTAGCATAGACTTCAGAGTCTACCAGATTTCGCACCTTTCGTCCAAACCCAACTGCAAGTTCAGCTGTATTTGAGCATTGAATAATCTTCTTGCCAGGGAATCTTCCTAAGAACCAAGCTGGCAGCATAAAGGATGCAAACTCTGACTTGGTATGACGAGGAGGCATGTTAATAATTAAACGTTTAGTCTTGCCTTGAGCGATCTCTTCAAACTTCCTAGCCATTAAGGCGTGGTGCCTTCCATGAATAAACCCAGGCCACATAGTGACTACAAACTTCATGAAGTCTTCTTGGCCTTCTTCACGAAGTAATGCATTATCATACTCACGAACTTGCTCCAGAACCATAGTCTGTTCTTCTGGAGATAACATATTCATTAACTCTATGACTTTATCACTCAAGATCTCGTACCCTTAACCCTGCTGGACGGATAGATCTGGATCTGCCCTTTACCCCTTTGCAAACTCCTATCTCGATTAAGATAGACATCTTACGGGCCACATTCCCCCTACCTCTTTCGCCCGTTAGACGCATAATATCATCTATAGTCGGACCAAAGCCGTAGTTACGCCAGAACTCGTCTACTATAAGAAAGATCTCTTTTTGTGCTGGGGTCATTTGCTCTTCTTAAATCCATCGTTGTTAATCTGTTCTACATATTTTTCAAGGTGGCTATTCTTTAGCATCTTTTCTAACTCCAATACTTTAGAGTTATCTTCTGTCCAGATGAGCTCACCCGTAGACTTATCTAGTTCATACTCTTTCATACAAACCTTTCAGTAGCTGTCCATAATCCATAAGCTAAAGCCACCCATAAGGACACAAGTAACACCATAATGAAATCTTCTTTCGCCCCCTTAAAACCCTTTAGGTCAGTCCATATGGAGTAAAGACCAAAGAGAACAGTATTAAGGTAGATAGTCATAACAAATCCCCATACAAGATGTGTATATACATAGGAAACATCAATCCTTTCCATTACGCTTCCCTCCAATTTGGGTTAGAAATATCTATAGGGGGTGTAGGGGACCCAGAATCAACAAGGGGGGGTGTTTCTTTTGCGGGCTCTTCAAACTGTTCCCAAAAATTATATACCCCCTCCCCCTCTGCGTTTGGAACTGATAAGGGGGGTGTTTCGGATATAGGTGCGGATTGTTTGTCTGGAATAGTATGTGTAGGGGGAACTGTAAAATTTTCTGCATTTTGGGGGGTCGGGTCGGGTGGGGTCAAGCCTTCCGCCTTTTCTGCTTCCTCAGGATCATTTAAAAGATGATCTTTGGCCTGATGATCTTGGCCATTGATAGTTTCAGGCGCTTGATCTACTGTCATAGGCTCAGGGTTGCTGAGTGAACCGCCTGTTATCTCTGCTAGTAAGTCATCTGCTTCTTGCTTCTTGTCTATAGATATATGAGCGCTTGATCTTATGGCCTGAGCTAGTGATTGTATAAGCCTATCCTTAGCGGTTGCGCTTGTGTCGGTGGTGATGATCTCTTTACGCTCTGAAAAGAGAGCGACCTCTGTTATCTTTCCGAGTAGTTCAAGCGCTTTGATCTGTTGAGCGTGATTAACATCAGGGTCGAGAGCCTTTTCTGTTAGCTTTTGGATAGTGAGCGCCCTTAAATGAGCGGGTAAAAGATATTTTTGGGCTTCTAACGATACCTTCATGCTCTCTATCATTAGTGAGATATGAGGGTTTTGTGACAGTCTGTGACCTTCTACCGCCTGAGCGCTTGGGTTGGTGTGTGTGTCGTATGCTTCCCTATATGCTTGCGCCTTTGGTTTTCCCATGGCTACCTTTTCGGCAAAGTCTTTTTGCTTCTTTGTCAATGTCTTAGGCTCACCGAATAGCAAGGTATCTATCGGGGTAGCTTCAAGGCCTTCTTTAATCTGTTTACGGGTTAGCTTCATAGAATATGGGTATATAACGAGTATGAATAAGAAAAGGCCATTATATATCATTTTATTATATGTTGCTAGTCTTTAGGCTTTCAGAAACGAACCATAACGAACGATCTATTATCGGTTAAGGTTATCCTATTAACCAATTATGATGATGTTATCCTATACGCTCTACTGCTATTTAAACATAGGCGGGGCTATTTCGCTTCGCTATTCATGCGCTTTATTGGGGGGTTTCTAGTCAATGCAAATAATTGTATAAAATACTTGCATTCTTTTATATTCTTTGATCTAATACTTTTAAGGCGCTATTGCCTTATATTTGAAGGGGTTCATTATGAAAAAGAAAAATTATAGCGTTCAGGTTTATTGGACATCTAGCGAGCATTCTATGACAGGCTTTTATACTACTTACAGGATACAAGCCGAAGATGAGCGCACCGCTCAAAATTGGGCGCTTAGTAAAGCCTTGAAAGAAAATAACCCTTATGAATACAGGATTTTAAAGTGTGAAGAGATCATTAAATATTCAGGTTCTATTGGTCGTTGTGAGCCTTACTTAGAATTGGCTCATAATGGTTAGATTAATCTTAAAGCCTCTTAGCTTCTAGGGGGCTTTAGGGCTTAATTTAAGCCTATTTTGAAAGGGTTCATTATGTATGAATTATTAAGGGCTTCACAATCTATGCTTATGGTCTTATTAGGCCTATTCAGTTTGCTATATATAGGCTTTTTCGCTTCGCTTCTTTGTCTTAGCTTGGCGGGCGCTTATGCTTATCTAGCTATTAAGGGGGCTTAACATGGCCTCAAAACAATTAAGACCTAAGCGCCTCGAGGCGCACCTGATCGGATTATTTTATCCTGAGGGTTCGAAGGCTCGAAAATGGGCTAATGCCTACATAAAGGCCTCAGATAAAAAGATAGAAAAGGGTAATACTAAGACATCAAGCAAACTTTAAAAATGCGATAGCGGGCTTTATATGAAGCCTCTTTTTAATGAAAAGGGTTAAAAATGAATAAACAAGCAGAATTTAAAAAGGATTGGATATTTAAAACGATAGACAAGGCACACGATCAGGGGCTTATCGTTAGCCCTGAGATGATCGTTTCAGAGTTTAATATACCGAGCGCAGACGCTATACTAATTTTAAATGATTGGTTCTGCGATCGCTTGGCTTCACTTATACAGGGGGCTTCAAAATGACACGCTTTAAAGTTGATCTAGTCATTAATGATAATTTTTATCTATTCGCAGAAAATGAAACAGACGCAAAAATAGAGGCTTTAAGGCGTATCAGGGTTGGCGCTTGGCCTTTCGATCACGAAGTTAGGCCTCAAGATTTTGAAATTCAAACAATTAAAAGGGGTTAAAAATGACGCTTCAAGAATATATCGCTAATCTATCCGCAAGGCCTGAATGGGAACTCAGAAACATGAGGAAGGCGCTTAAAGTTTTAGGGGGCTTTATGAATTCAGATGATGAAAATCTGAGGCTTCAAGCGTGTGAGGTTGTATTAAAAATGAAAAATCAATCTAAAAAAGGGGCATAACATGGAATTAAACACCAATGAATTAAACTCAATAATCAAGGCTTACAATAAAAAGAACTCTTATCCAATAGAGGAAAGCACCTTTATTGATCATGCTTTGAGATATATTAAAGCAATTAAAGAGGGGCGCATGATTTGCTCTATTGGTTCGGTATCTTCTAGCGGTATGTCACGAACTATTAAATTCTTAGAGATGAGCAAGGGCGAAAATAAGCATTTTTTATATAATTTTTATCAGTTTTTTGATGCGCTTGGTTATTCTAAAGTAAAAGATAGCGATTATTTCAGAATTGGCGGGTGTGGCATGGATATGATTTTCAACACTAACTATACAATAATGCACGATCTAAGGCGCTTAGGCTTCATTGATAAAGACGAATGCTCAAAGCTAGCACAAGCAACACCGCATATAGTTTAATCTTTAAGCGCCTTTTATAAGGGCGCTTAGGGGCTTAAATTGAGCCTATTTAACGAAAGGGTTAAGAATGGACTACATAGATCAGCAATTCAATAAGATATTTGAGACCAAAGGCGAGGCTATCAGCTTGAAAATTCAGGCCGAAGGGGCGCACACGAATTGGCTCAACATTACCGAGCATGAGGCGGAAATCATAAGAGACATCTTAAAAGAGAGGGCTAACCATGAATGATATTATTGAAACAATAGAATATAAGAATTATCAAATACAAGTATGCTATGACACCTTCCCCGATAATCCGAGAAATTGGGATAATTTGGGAGTGATTAATTGCTTTCACAAGCGCTATAACTTAGGTGAGGCGCATAACTTCAACGAGCCTCAGGAATTAATTGAATGGATTGAGGCCAATCAAGACAAAATTTATTATTTACCGCTCTATATGTATGAGCATGGCAATATCACAATATCCACAAGCCCTTTTTCATGTCGCTTTGATAGCGGACAAGTCGGCTTTATCTATATCACTAAAGAATTAGCAGAAACAGAGGGCATTAAAAAGCCTTATGATCTATTGGCGCATGAGATCAAAGTTTATGACCATTATTTAAAAGGTGAAACTTATGGCGCTATGATCTTAGATCATTCAGGCGAGATGATAGATAGCCAATTTGGCTATTTAGGCAATACAGATGAGGTTATTAAAGAGGCAAAGGGCATGATTGATACATATAACTAGAAATATCTTTTAAAGCCTCTTTAAAGGGGCTTTAAGGGGCTATTTTTGGCCGATAGAAAGGGTTATATGGAAAAACTAGAACAAGTATTTTATTATGACTTGGTTGATCGCTTTCAGAAAAAGAGGCATGAGGATAAAGGTTTTAATGCCTTTTATAAATCAACAGATTTTGCTTTATGGGTTGCTGATTTGATTAAATCAGGTGAGATTATCGCTTTATGGGATAAGTAGGCAAAAATAAAAGTTTGCGTCATTACTGCGCATGAGGCGGTTTTATGTTTTATTAACTAGAAAAGGGGAACATCATGGGTTATAGAAGCCAAGTAGCAAGTATTATTTATGATACTAAAGAAAAGATGGATAAGTTTAAAGCAGAAAATGTAGATATTATTAAAGTATTAGATGATGAATTCAATGATGGCTCTCTCAAGTATTTGGGTAGCGCTGACTATGATTTTATCTATTTGAATGGGAATGATTGGAAGTGGTATCCAACATATAAAGAAGTAAAAGCATGGCATGATCTTATGGATTTAGCAGAGAAAAAGGAATTGGCGGTTGAATTTGTAAGGATAGGTGATGATTATGATGATGTTGAAGTGGATTGTAGGAATGATTATCAGTATTATTTGAATGTTGAAAGATTTATAGAGGCTACTTTTTAAGGGGGAACTATGAAAACAGATCAAGACAAAGCAAAGCATTTCTTTAGATACAATTATTATCAATGGGCTACACCAAGAACTTTAAGAGAGGCCATGCGTTATTCATTGGTTAAGGCTTGGCGCAAACAAAATAGTGATATTAAACAAACAGAGGGGGCAATATGACTTACAAAAATCATAGGCTTTACAATGAATTTCAGCAATTAAGGTATGACGATAAGGATTTTGAGCATATGTGGAAAGATAACGAAACAGACTTTTTTGAGTGGGTTTTTGCTTATGAAATTGATAGCGATTGGGAGGCAGTATGACTATAGATGAAAAGAGAGAGGCTTGTGTTAAGTATGAAACTGATTGGCTTCAAAGTGGTGCTGAGCGTGATGATATGGAATGGATTATGAGAGATGGTTGGGTAGGTTGGGCTAATCAATCCATTGAGGTAGTAGAAAGGTTTTATAAAGACAATATCGAGGAGGAAGTAAGATGACACCGCAAGAGAGAAAAGAATATGAACTAAGCGTTGCTGATGTATGGAACAAGAAGGTTAGAGAGTTTTTAGTAGGCAAGACTATTAAATCAGTTAGATATATGACTGATGCAGAGATGGAGGATTTTATGTGGTATAGAAAGCCTGTCATTATTGATTTTACTGATGGCTCATATATGATCCCGCAGAGTGATGATGAAGGCAATAATGGTGGTGCGTTATATACTTCTGATGAAAAACTAGGAGTTATACCCGCTATATGAGTGATACCCGATAGCGCCTTATGGGTGCTATCTGATTATCATTTGATAATCTTAACCTGAGGAGTTAATTATGAAGAAGTTTTTGATTGAAGCAAGGGAAACCCATGTGTATAAAACAATGGTGGAGGCTCAAGATCGTGATGAGGCTAGTGAAAGGTTTTGGGAATTATATAGCGACTTAGAGCCTACTGATATCAGAGATGCAGATATAACATTTATAGGGGAAAGCCAACAATGAAGACATTTGAAATAGTAGTGCCTATGTCATCAAGGGTGTATGAGCATATGATCTGTAAGGTTGATGCTGAAACCGCAGAGGAGGCCTTAGAGTTAGCTATGCAAGGCGAGTATTATGATACTGACTTTGAGGAAATAGAAACAGATCACCAAGATACATATTGGGATCAGGTTGAAGTAGCGGAGGTTAAAAATGAAAAAGTTTAGTAT